GTCAGCGGATGCCAGTTCGTGCCGTCGTTCGATCCTTGGAACGTAACTGTCGATCCACCGAACGTGCCTGTGACTTGAATGGTGATATCGGCTGCCGCGTTCAAACCAAACGGTGCCCCAGAGTCACCGGTCGCCATGGCATCCCAAGTAACAAGGGTAGCGCCTGCTGCGGTGTTGCGATCGGTTGTAGGTGTAATGGTTGCCATGTCTGTTTCCTTTAATAGTTGAATGCGCTACTGATCAAACCCGAACCACCGGTTCGCTCTACGTCTGTCAAAGAAGGCTCGTCAAGCGATTTGAGCTGTGACGCGGTGTAATCTTTGGCCGGGTTAGATTTCGGTTCTTCGGGTGGTTTTTGAGTAAACGCGCCGGGCGCACTCGGCAGATTCCGATAGATGTAATACCCGCCGCCGGGTGCTGCTCCAACAACCCATTTTTTTGCATTTATGTCTGATTGTCGAACTTGCCTGTCGTTAAGTTCAGGATCGTAAAAGTACTCTACCCGACTGCCCATGCCGACGTAAGGGGTGTAAACAACAGGCTTGTTGCCGTATCCCCGTAAATAGTTAGCCGGATACCTATCCATGCCGGTCTTTAGCGCATTGTTGTACGCATCCACTGCGGCGTTATGTTTAGCCGCTGCGCCCCTGTACTTCCGCGCCTCGCGTTGGTATTGACTGACGACATCTTGATAGCCTTCAATCTCACGCTTTAACGCAACAGCGGCCATGGTTTATATCCCCGATCCCATACGCATCTTCAAATCCTGTTCGGCTGCGAACAGCTCTTTGCGGCCACGTTCTTTGATCGCCGTGTCGGCCAGTTGCGCCTTGATCTTTTCCAGTGACAGGTTCTGCGCGTTCGACATCTTCAGCATCTCGATCTCACGCGTTAGCTCTAGCTCGGCCATCTTGATCTCAGCTTCCTGCTGCATCTTGACTTGACGTGCTTGAATCTCAGCCATGTCGCCTTCGTTCTGCATCTGCGCACGCTGGAGGTCCGTTTGCGCACGGAGGTTCGCAGCTTCGATCCGTGGATCAGGTGGCGGTGGCTGGTTGGCCATGGCCTTCTGCTGTTCCTTGATCTGCTCGATCTCCTCTTCGGATTTGAATACATCCGTCGGATCGATGTGCTGCGCTTGCAGTGCTTTGCGGAACAGCTTCTCGGTGTCAAGGTACATGCCGTAGATCGGATTCGCGCCAGCGGCAAGCAGGTTCAGGAATGCTTGATTCTGGATGTCACGTATCAGCAAAGCCGATGAGCCGCGTGCGTTGATGCTGAAGTCGCCCTTGACCTCTTCGTCCTCGTTGTACAGCATGTTGTAGTCGTAGTACCGGCGGATGTGCGGACGTGTGACCATGTCGTCGAATTGCTTGACCAGTCTGCGAAGTACCACGTTGGCAGAGTTCATCAGCATCTGCATACCGCCAACGGTATCAGGCGCTGCGCCCTTCTCACCTTGCAGGATGGTCGGCACACCAGTCTCTTGATCGACTAGCTCGGTCGCCATCTTGATGATGCCGGAGAGTTCAGCCTGATGGCTGTTGAATTCGAACGTGGCAAAGGCTTTCGAGACATCGTCCACGTCATCGGTTGCGTACCATATCTTGCGGCTAGATAGCTGCCACTGCTTGTCAGCCGGCTGGATGACGTTGGGCTTCATGACGATCTGAGGACCACTGGATACGCCTGCGTTGTCCATCATCTGACGCCATGCAGCGTTCAGCACCTTCTGCTGTGAGCGCATCAGGTAAGGAATGCCATAGCCCCAGACGCTGTTGGCGACCTTCTCCCAGACGTAGAAGTCATACGGCAGATCGCCGCCTTCCAGTGGGTTCAGGAACGCCTTGACGACGGTGCTGTTGATGATGATCACGCAAGCACTGACGCTCTTCAGCTCATCCTTGTCACCCGCATCGACACCTGCGGCGTCGAGGTCATCATGCTCGACCTCACCCCAGTAGGTCCACATCTCGTACAGGTCACGCGCCACATCACGCTGGTCGTCATCGCGCAGCTCTTCCATGGTGTGCGACCGCTTCGGCCCTTCCTCCAGAACCTTGCGCAATTGCGCCTTCATGAAACCCGGCTGCTTGGCCAGTTCACGAATCTGCTTTGCGGTGATCTGCTCACGCTCGTAGATGCCCTTGCCGTGGTGGATGTTCTCGCCGCATGCCGGGTCCGGCCACACGTTGTGTGGATCGACACGGAACGAAGCAGGGGCCAGCTCCTCGACGATCTCGATCTGGTGAACCTGCTGCCCTTGCGCATCGGTGTAGGGCTGCCACGCCTTGCGTGTGCGGTTGGTGACGATCGGGCCACGGATGACGCCTGTGCCGAACACGGCTGCGTCGTGAAGCATTTTGCGTAGTTCGCCGTTGTAGTCGCACTCGGTCAACTGGTCTTCGATCTCGCGTTGCATCGCTTCAGCTTTTTTCTTGGCAAGGTTCATCACCTCTCGCGCAATGTCCTTCATGCGCATCGGCTGACCGGCTTGATCGGTGACCTGCTGCGGACCCTGCGGACCCATGGCCATAGAGGCGAGTCCGGTCGGAGCCTCAGGTGCCATGCCCGGCTGTGGTGGTGCCGGGATACCCGGCGGTGCCATGGTGGGCTGTGACGGTGCCATGCCGCCTTGTGGCGGTGGTGCCATGCCGCCCGGTGGCGGTGCCATGCCTTGCTGCTGGCCCATTTGCTGGCCTACGGGTCCGGCATCTGTCGCTGGCCGCTCGTCCTTCAGCATGTTCATCAGGTAGGGGTTTGGTGTTGGCGTGATGCCCCAGTTCCTGTCATCAGTCGGCAGCAGGATGTCGGCAACTCGCGCCTCTGCCGCATTGGTCTTCTGACGTGTCATGCCGATGAAGACGGTCGAGCGGTGGGGCTTGGCCATCTGCGTTGTCACCGGATAGCCCTGCTCGACAGAAGTCATCATCTGACTCGCTGCTTTAGCGATGTTGTCCTTGTTGTTGTACTGGTCTTCGTCCTCAATCCAACGCTTGTCTACGCCATAGCTGTAGCGATCACGAACCCATTCATCGCGCTGCTTGGACAGGGTGCGACCAAAAGCTTGCAGGCGTTCTTCTTTTTTCTCGCGCTCGACTTCGGGATCGATCTCTTCAATCTCTACGTCGATTTGCTGTGGCTGTAGTTCCATCGTGAGTCCTTAGTAAACCGTCATCTTGGGCGAGGCATTGGCTGACGCCTGACCGGGTTGAATTCCTTTTTGCGGTTGCAGTTGCATCTGCACTGCTGGCGCAACAGGCGATGCGCTTGAACGCATCTGGCTGGCGATAAGGCCGCCGGTGTTGCCGATTGCCTGACCGTTGTTCTGGATGGCTTGCTGGTTCTGCAAAGTCGAATAGGACGAAGTCAGCGATGGGGCAAGCGGGTTGTCGCTCTTGGGCATGACGTTCTGTGGCGATGTCATGCCGTTCATCATCTGGTTCGACATCTGGTTCGGGTTTAAGCTGTAGGGGTTCATGCCGGCCATTACTTTTTCTCCTTGCGTTTAGCAGCTTCTTCGTCCCACATGCGTTTGTCGTTGGCCCACTTCTCAGGGACGGAGAAGTAACGGTCGCCCATCTTGATAATCGTAGCACCGCGTGCCTTCTCACCCTCTTCGGCTTTGTCCCACGTTTCGTGGCTTTTGCCCTTCAAAACGATATAGCTGTCAGGCGGCAGCTTGTACTTCTGCCGATCCTGTTTGCTGGCACGGGTGACTGAACCCCAGTGCCCTTCATTCTCACCTGTGCCGGTCGGGCCGAGGCCGCCGCGCTTGGCGGTATCGTAATCGTAATCGGAACCTTCGGGATCGAACTTCGGCATCTCAATACCCCATCTCACTGTCAAGTATGCCGAACGACAAAACCGGTGCGTTGCCTCGGGTCATCTTCGTTCTGGCTTCAGCCTCTGATTGCGTCTTAGCGTGACGGCGCATCATCATGGCGTATCGGGTTGCAGACAGCAAGTCGTCGGTCATCTTGACGATCATGCCGTCCTTGCGGTGGTACAGGCGGAACTCCTCGAACCACTCCTCCAGATGAGCGAACACGCGCAGGCGATGCGTCTGCATACGTGCCAGCATCTCGGCCACACCGGCCTCGACGCCGTTGCTGCCATCCTCGAATGTGGCGCGGTCCTTCAGCATGGCCAGACCTTGTGCCTTGTACTGGGCAGCAAGCTGTTCGCCGCTACCCTTATCACGTTGCAAGCCGTCATGCGGCCAAGCGACTGGCACCCAGTCGCCGCGTGCCTTGATGCCGGCGGCGTGGATCACGATCGATTGGTCCTTCACCCGGTAGCAGTCGGTCACGTACAGCACATCGGCGTCGCGATCCCATGCCATCCAGACCACAGCGGTCGGGTGGTCGATACCGAAGTCCAGACCAATGATGCGCGGCCAGTGCGGCGGGATCGGGAACGCGGTCACCTTGATCGCGTCTTCGGCGATCGGGAACACACGTCCACTGCCCAGAATCGGGATGCCCTTCGCACGCGCTTCGCGCTCATGCTCCGGGTAGCTGGCGATGATCGCATCGCGCTGCTCTTGCGTGTAATGCTCCGCATCGTTGATCGTCATCGTCGTGACGGTCGAACTTGCAGGCTTGTCCAGCAGGAACCGCTTCACCACCTCAGACATACCGAGCAGTGGCGTGAAGGTCACGAACACCAGACCGCCGGTGGCGTTGGTACGCGTCAAGCCTTCGGAGTAGATCGACAGCGGTGGCTCTTCGTCGAACCAGACGTAGTCAACCGTGTCGGCCTGCCACTTCGTGCGGCCTTGGTCGTAGCTGTTGAACTGAATCACGCTGTCCTCGCCACAGACGTGGCGAACGACAATACTCGACACCGCATCAGCGACCCCGTGCTTCATGCTGGTGTCTCGCAGGTTCGCATGCGGTATCGCACCGGTGCCCCACTCTTCCCTGATCTCTGGCGGACCCAACAGCAGACGCTGCACACCTTTGCGAGTCAGTTCAGCCGATTCGGACCCGACCATGCCGCGAGTCGCGTATGGGAACCGCTTGCCAGTCCACCAGCTCGGGTAGATGCCGGTCGCGTGCATGGCGACCTCGAATGCACCGGCCCATGTCTTGCCAAGCTGGTTGCCTGCCATGAACAGGCGTTCGCGGAACTCCGAACCAACGTCGTGGAACTCCATCTGCTTCGCATACGGCTTGTATGCGGTCAGCTTGTTTCGCTTGGCCCTGATGTCCTTCAGGCGCAACAGCTCGTACAGCTCACGCTTCTCGGCATCATCCAGCTTCGACAGATTCATGCCGGCGAGATTCATCGCATCGCCTTTTGCAGCAAAGCACCCAGCCGCTGGTCAAGCTGTTCGCTGGTCAACTCCAGACTGCCGGACATCTTGACCTCGACGGCTTTGAGCTTGGGCTGCGTGTAGTTCAGAATCTCAGACAGCATGCGAACGCGCACGTCAGCATCGAGGTCGTACCGACGTGCTTGTTGACCCGTGACCGGGTCCATGACTGCTTCACCGTTCTCATCGACC